GCATTTCGCCGCATTCTCGACATGTATTACCACACCGAGCTGCCAATTCCGATTGATACAAAGTGGGTTGCCAAGCGGCTACGAATTTCCGTTGAAGCCATTGAGTCCGTTTTGCAAGACCTGTTTGTAAAACACGAGGATGGATACCACCACAAACGCTGTGACGAGGAAATTGCCAAATATCAGAACTTCACGGTCAGCGGCAAAAAAGGGGCCGAAGTTCGATGGGGTAAGGATCGGGGGGCTATCGGGGGTGCATCGGGGGGCGATGGGGTGCCTATAGGGTGCCTATCAAACCCTAATAGCAACCAAGAACCAAGAACCGAGAACCTAGAACCAAGAACCGAGAACCTTAAACCTAGTAGATCAAAAACTATAGTCGCCAAGAGCGACTGTATTTGTCCTGAAACCGTGTCTGAGGAAGTTTGGCAGGACTTTCAAACCCTCCGCAGGGCAAAGAAAGCGCCGCTAACAAACTCAGCTATCAGCAGGATTGAAAAGGAAGCTGGCAAGGCAGGTATCCTTCTGGAAGCAGCTTTGATTGAGTGCTGCGCTCGAGGCTGGACCGGATTCAAAGCAGACTGGATGAAGGGCAAAGCCGAACCGCTGAACTTCACAGCGGCAAACCGGAGACTCCTCGAAAAGTTTGATGCCGAAGAAAAGTTGATTGAAAAACCGCTGGGATTCTAAAGGGGGCATCATGGACAGGAAATGGACCGTAAGACTTGGGCAAGTATTCAAAAACCAATACGCACAAAAGTTTACAAGCGTCTTTAAAGACGAGGATGAAATCAACAGCTGGGTGGAAACGTGGTCAGCTTTGGATTGCGATCTCGACAGCATGAAAGCGGCTTTAAAGCAGCTGCCAATCCAGTTTCCAGACTGGCCACCTACCCTCGGGCAGTTTCAGGCTTTACTGCAAAACAAGCCGAAATTGCTACTGCCGGGCCCCCCCCTAGAGCGCACCCAGCCTAGCGCAGAACAGGCTGCGGCTCTGGAAAGGGTTGCGACTGCAAAGCTAAACCCGCGAATGCCCTGGTGGACGGTCGACAAAGTTAAAAACCAGCAGCAGGTTGATTTTATTGTGATGCAAGCCCGGCATTTTGGGGCGGGATCTGACGCAGCACAGTTTTTGCGGAAATGTCAGGATGCCGGGGTTATTAATGGAATGGAGCTGGCATGAAATCACCCAGCAGACCACCACCTAGCGTTGATTTAGTGTGTTTGTATTGCGGGAATACAAATTTCTTTGTGCGGCACACCAACTATTATTGTAAACAATGCCGTAAGAAACACGCTCGCAAGGTGCAGTCTGGATCTGGCGTGATTGCAGGGCCGTGTTATCACCGGCAGAACCCATTTTAAATCGGAGGATTTATGACCAGGGCAGAACAGATCTACAGAGACTTTGAGCAATTTGACATGAACAACCAGGAGGTTTGGAAGTTGTTTGAAAAATACGTGCTGATGATTATTCAGCGGGATTTCACGCATTACGGCGCTTCAGCAGTCTTTGAGCGAATCCGCTGGCACGTTCAGATTGAAACAACGGGCAAGGAATTTAAACTTAACAACAATTATTGCGCTCATTACGCTCGAAAGTTTGAGGATCGATATCCAGATTACGTTGGATTTTTCAGGGTTCGGCGGCTGGTCAGCGAGAATCAAAGGCCAAAATGAGGTGTGATTTAATATCAACAAGGGCTAGATTAGCGTTAAATAGATTGAGCAGAAACAGATGGATCAGTGGTGATGAATGTTCAGGAATTGTAAGAAAGTGGGTAAAAAACGCGACCTCATATAACGCTGCTATGCGTGGTGGAATTGAATACGTGGGAATTTTACGCGGCCAGCCACCTGCATTTACTTTCGAAGATCATTACGAAGAAGTATACAAAATTACTCAAAGCAATAAATCCGATGTTGAAATAATGATTAAACTTTTATCAATATTATTAAGGATACAAAATGAAAACATCTGGCGATCTAAGAATGGAACTAGCAAAATGTTTTATGTTGGCTAAAGATGGCAATCTGTCAGGAGATGCGCTTCGTGGAGTTATTGGTTGCGCTAATCAAATTACAAGCAGTCTTGCCGTTGAAATGAAAGCCAGAGCACAATTACAAAAAGAAGGCGTGGCGGCAACGGCATTAGGAGAATTAATTATTTTTCCAGAAAGAAATGAAAAATGACCATTGCTTTTGTGCAATTGTGCCCAGTCTGTGAGGAGCGAAGGAATAACGGTCAAAATGCAGCCCAGTGGCCAATTTTGGGGGCGTGGGCAAAGCAGAAGCAGTGGCCGATCAATGGAAATCTCTGCTGGCTCACCGATGAGGAATGGAAGGACATTCTGACCGCGGCTTTTGAGGGCGAGACTTCCCCGCGGATTTCGCCTGGACTCGAGGGCGGCATGGTCATGCTAGGCCGACGAACCAGTCGTTATGGGAAAAAGCGCTTTTCAGAGTGGTTGGACTGGCTAAATGCTGCTAGCCATCACGCAGGAATTAAAATACCGGCACCAGAGGGCTATGACGAAAGCTGAGAAAAAGTGGATGCAAGCGGTGGCTGAGCTGGGCTGCATCGTCTGTCTGGAGGCAGGATTCGGCTACGTTCCGTGTTGCGTTCATCACATCCTGGAATCAGGTCGTAGGAAAGGTCACTTGCATACCATCGGGCTGTGTCCTGGCCATCACGCCTCAGGACTGAACACTGAAGAAGTGGTCAGCAGGCATCCGTGGTTGAAAGAGTTTGAGACACGTTACGGCACTGAAAAAGAACTGTGGAAAAAAACATGCGACGCGCTGCGAGGGTAGATTCCAACCACAGCGAAATTGTCGAAGTCTTTAGGCAACTGGGCTGCTCGGTGCTTAGTCTCGCTGCGTTGGGCAAGGGAGTGCCTGACTTACTGGTGGCCGTACACGGTATCACATGGCTGGTAGAGATAAAGGCAGGCAAGGCTAAGGAAAACGCTCTGCAAACCGCGTGGGGGGCTTCCTGGCAAGGCTCAAGGGCATTGGTAAGGAATACTGAGGATGTGGAATTATTGGTTAAAAGGATGTTGACGAGCAGATTTTAGGCGGTTATTCTGTTATTGCGTTGATCTCCTCCGTGAAACGCACCCCGCTAAACGGCGGCTTGAGCGATGCGGGCGCTCACCCGGCGGTCGCCGTTGCTACTCTGAAAGGTTGCAATGCCTGACATTGAAAAACTGGTCGCCGCATTGATGGCATCAGAAAATCAAGACCGCGCAATGCGAATGAGAATTCAAGGCAGCGGCGGTTATGACAATTCTGGCGCCGCCAGCCTGCTGAGTGGTGGCGGTCGGGCAACGCTCGATATTCCAGTGACTGATCGGTTGACAATATCACCGTTTTTTGGCGGTGGTGGGGCAAAAGGTAAGGTGCCGACACCGCAAGGCGAATTTAAGATTAACAAATTCGATCCGCAGTTTGGGGTCGGTTTAAATTATAAGTTTGATTGAATGGGCGCCGGTTATAAAAACCTAGGAAAAGCTGGTCCTGGTCGCCCCAAAGGGTTACCAAACAAAAGCACAGCGAATGCCCGCGAGGCTATCACCCGTTTTGTTGACGGCAACGCCGACCGGCTGCAAGAGTGGCTAGACCAGATCGCAGTGCAGGACGGACCGCAGGCGGCTTTTAAATGCTTTTCTGATCTGCTTGAATACCATGTGCCCAAACTGTCACGCGCAGAGGTCAGCGGGCCTGATGGCGGGCCGCAGGTTGTCGAAGCAACTTGGCGGTTGGCCGAGTGAACATCGTTAAAGTCGAGATCCCATACTCACCACGGCGGGCGTTTATGCCTTTCCACAACCGCACGCATCGCTGGGCTTGCCTGGTCGCGCACCGTCGAGCTGGTAAGACCGTGGCCGCTATCAACGACATGATCCGCGCTGCTTTCACCAGCAAGGACTCGATGCCGCTTTACGGTTACGTGGCGCCGTATCGCACTCAGGCTAAATCAGTGGTTTGGGATTACTTGAAGCACTATAGCCAAGTCATCAGCAAGGATGCCAACGAGGCCGAGTTGACGGTCACGCTGTTGAACAACAGCAAGATCCGGCTATTCGGCGCCGACAACGCAGATGCCATGCGCGGGCTGGGGTTCTCCGGTGTTTATTTGGACGAATTCGGCGACTTCAAACCGTCAGTTTGGGGTAACGTGGTCCGGCCGGCGCTCAGTGACAAACAGGGCTGGTGCGTGTTTGGGGGTACGCCGAAGGGCAAAAACCAGTTTTACGACATACGGCAGACCGCGGCTAAACAGAAAGACGACTGGTTCCTGCTTGAGCTGCCGGCTAGCAAGTCGGGCCTGCTGCCTGCCACCGAACTGGATGCTGCCCGATCGCAACTGAGCAAAGACCAGTTTGACCAGGAATATGAGTGCAGCTTTGAAGCCGCAATCCTCGGCGCCTTTTACGGTGTTGAGATGCGCGAGGCAACCGACACCGGCCGCATCACCCGCGTGGACTACCAGCTCGAGGTGCCTGTGCACACCGC